GCTGTAATTAGAGCCAAATATGCAGCGATGCAAACTGCTATTGATGCGGCCTCAACAGTAGACGAAATCAAGGCAGCGATGCCGCAGAGTTAAAAATTGATCCGATCTCCATCCTCTTTGCTGCAAATGCTTGTGTCGCCGCCATCAAGGAAGGTTGTGAGCTATACAAGCAGGTTAAGACTTCCTTCATGGAAGTTAAATCCACTGTGGACGAGGTTGTTGGGATTGGTAAGGAAGTCCAAGGATTCTGGGCAAAGCTCTTCGGAGCAAAGCCAGCCGCCCAAGCCAAGCCTGTGGCGAAAAAGAAGGAAGCCTACGTTGCCGTTGACGAAACCCAAGTCATGGCAGACATCGTTACTCAGCTTACCCAGTTTTTCAAGCTACAAGAACAGCTTGCAACGCACATAAGGGAAGAGGAAGAGAAGAGCAAGACAGTCTACGACCCAGACGCTAACCTAATGGAAGCCGCCCTGAAGCGGGTGATGGCTCAAGACCAGATGGCAGCGTTGGAAGTGACGATCAGGGAAACTATGGTCTACCAGTCTCCACCCGAAATGGGGGCGATGTATTCCAAGGTCTTTGAAATGCGGGATGTAATCAAGGCAGAGCAAGACAAAGCAAGGAAGAAGCGGGATGAAGACTCATGGCAACGCAAGGAAGAGGAGCGGCTCCTAAGAGAAAGGCAGGCGTACCTGCTGGCGACTTTTCTTTTCCTCCTATATATGTGGCTCCTCCTCGGCCTCTTAAGCAAGATTGGGAAAGCGTGATGGGATGGATAGCAGCTTGTTTACTTGTAGTTCTGTTGTTGCCATTTTTGGGTATGCTGTATATAGATGTGCTGCAAACCAAGCATGAAGCCAAGGCGCAGCTTGAAAAGGTTGAGAAACTACGTAGAGAAATTGAAAGGGAAAGACGTGACAAGAAGCCTGATACCTTTGCTGATAACCCTGTGTTTGATCGGGTGCGACGACCGTTTTCGTTACCCCTGCCAAAATCCAACAAATTGGAATAACGTTGAGTGCAAGCCCCCAATCTGTACTGCTACGGGTACATGCCCAGAGCAGCTTATTAAACCTGAGCAGGAGAAGAAGTGATGCCTACTGTTGGATACAAACCAAACAACCGCTTGACCGCAGAAGAGATTGAAGTCCGTGTATGGGCTTTTGTAATCGTCATTTTGGTGACCATCCTGCTTGGCGCAATGGTAGCGTTCCTGTACTCGGTGACCTACGTCACTCAGCCTATGGCGGGCATGGCTCCTATTGACAAGATATACACCCAACAGATCTCCACCATTATGGTGTTTATCACTGGCGTTCTTGGTGGCGTGGCTGGTCGGTCAGGTATTAAAGCCGTAGCCAATGCAGTTGCCAAAGCCGAGGCCAACGACAACGATGAGCCACCAAAGCCATGAGTCTGTTTAATCCATACGTCCTGCTTGGCATCGTCTTAGCGGTGCTGGGCAGCTTTGGTGTTGGGTATTACAGCGGTGAGCAAAATGAATACGAGCGCCAGCAGATTGAGATTGCCCGTTTAAATGCGCAGGCAAGGGAAACAGAACAGCGCATGGGCGAAGTTGCCCAGACATATGCCCAAACTTTAAGGAAAGCCAACAATGTTGCAAAAGCTAAAGAAGATAAGCTGCGTACTGATATTGCCTCTGGTGAGCGCAAGCTGTTCATTCCTGTCAAAGCCCCCGAGTGCGCCGTATCAACCGCCGCAGATTCCCCCGCTTCCAGTGGAAATACAGAAACAAGAGCCGAGCTTGACTCAGGAATTGCTCAATCTCTTGTCGATCTCACCAGCCGAGGTGACCAAGCCATCCGCAGCCTCAACGCCTGCATCGACCAATATAACCAAATGAGGAGCTTTAAATGAACCTGACCGCCAACTTCTCCCTGCACGAACTGACCAAATCAGAGACAGCCCTGCGCATGGGCTTTGACAACACCCCCGGTGAAGCTGAGATTGAAGCTTTGCGCCTGCTGTGTGAGAAAGTTCTTCAGCCTGTGCGTGACCATTTCGGTAAGGGTGTCAAGTGTAATTCTGGGTTCCGCAGTGCGGAGAGTAATGCAGCAGTCGGAGGATCTCGTACCTCAGACCACGTCAAGGGCCAAGCAGCCGATATTGAGATACCCGGAGTGCCAAACGCAGAGCTTGCTCAATGGATCATGGATAACTTAGAATACACACAACTCATTCTTGAGTTCTATACCCCCGGCATACCTGATAGTGGTTGGGTGCATGTGTCTTACGACCCGAACAACCTGAAAAAACAGGAGTTGACCGCCATGAAAGTAGCTGGTAAAACCCAATACGTTCCCGGTCTTGTAGCCTAATCATGCCCTTACAGAAACTTGCCCTTCGTCCCGGTGTAAACAGAGAGAACACCTCTTACGCCAATGAGGGTGGGTATTACGCATCCAACAAGATTCGCTTTCGCTCGGGTATGCCTGAGAAGATTGGCGGTTGGGTTAGGGATACAGGCTTGGTTAATAGTACATCCCCCACCAAGACCTTTGTAATTGATGGCACTGTGCCAGCCAGCACGCCGCCTACTGGCACGCTTTGGGGGGTTTGCCGAGCTTTGTGGAACTGGATTAACTTAACAGGCTACAACCTGCTGGGTCTTGGTACAAACTTAAAATACTATATTCAGAACGGTACAAACGGTTACTACTACGACGTAACACCAATACGTACGACAACAGCCGCTGGTGAAGTTACTTTTGCCGCATCAAATGGCTCGGCAGTAATTACAGTCACTGATGTAGGACACGGCGCTCAAACTGGTGACTTTGTAGCTTTCAGTGGCGCAGTCTCTTTGGGTGGCAACATCTGCCGCTATCCTTAACGCTGAGTTTCAGATAACGTATTTAACAAGCAACACCTACACCATAACATCTTCAGTCGCAGCTAATGCAAGTGACTCGGGCAATGGTGGAAGCTCAGTTATTGGTGCTTATCAAGTCACAACAGGTAACGATGTCTTTACCCAGAACGTAGGCTGGGGCGCAGGTACTTGGGGCGGCGTTATTGTGGGTACGGCAACAAACCAACTTAATGGGGCTATAAACAATTCCGTCACCACAATCACGGTGGACAGCACAACTGCGTTTGCAGCGGCGGGGAACATCTTAATTGACGCAGAGAACATATCTTATACAAGTAAAAATTCAACTCAATTCTTGGGGTGTACCCGAGGTCTAAGTGGTGCAGGCTCAGGCGCAGCCGCCTCTCATGCTGACAACGCAGTGGTTGTTCAGTCCACCACATTCACTGGGTGGGGTGACCCCGCTCCTGCCGGTCAGGGTATTGGAGAACAGCTTCGTACATGGAGTCAGTCAACTTTTGGCGAAGACTTAATCTTCAACCCCCGTGGTGGTGCACTGTATTACTGGGCAAATGCTGCGTCGGCAAATACCTTTAACCGCGCTCAATACCTTGGCCCGAGCACCTCAATTGCCACTAAATACGGAACCGTAACCACAGATTCCTCATGCCCTACGATTGCCAACTTTGTCATGGTGTCAGATTCCTCAAGGTTTGTTCTTACGTTTGGTGTTAATGACTACCCCGGAACTGATGAAGCAAACATACAAGTCCCTATGCTTATTCGCTGGTCTGACCAAGAGAGTTTTGCCACATGGTTTCCCGCAATTACAAACCAAGCCGGTAGCTACCGTTTAAGTGATGGCTCGCAAATTGTTACAGCCATACAGACCCGCCAAGAGATTTTAGTATTGACGGATTCTGCCATTTACTCTATGCAGTACCTTGGCCCACCCTATGTCTGGAGCTTCCAGATCTTGGGCAACAACATATCTATTGCGGGGCCAAATGCGATAGCAACCGCTAACAACATAACATACTGGATGGGTACAGACAAGTTTTACATGTACTCTGGGCGCGTTCAAACGCTGCCTTCCACCCTGCGCGAGTACGTGTACACAGACATCAACCTTGAGCAGTCATTCCAGTTTATGGCGGGAACCAACGAGGGTTACAACGAGGTGTGGTGGCAGTACTGCTCTGCTGGGTCTAACGTAATTGACCGCTATGTTATATACAACCATCTGGACAACGTCTGGTACTACGGCGACTGGGTTAACTACACCGGCGCGGCATTCCAAGGCAGAACCGCTTGGCTTGACAGCGCATTACGTGCAAACCCGATGGCGGCTACATATGGTGTGGCTGGCGGCAATACAAACACCTTGCTTGTGTATCATGAGTCCGGCGTTGACGACGGCGTAGTTAATCCACCAAATCCTATTGTCTGTCAAGTAACTTCATCTGACTTTGACATTGGGGACGGGCATAACTTTGGCTTTGTGTGGCGCTTGATTCCTGACTTGACTTTTGATGGCTCTAACGTAAATGGGCCGACTGCTATGTTTACGGTACTCCCTCGTGCCAACCCCGGAGCAAACTACGGCCCATCGAATGATCCTTCTGTGGTCAGTGCGCAGAACTATCAAGGCCAAAGAACTTACGCAGTTCAGCAGTTTACCCAGCAGGTGTATGTCAGGATTCGGGGTCGTCAAATGGCTTTCCAAGTAAGCTCAGACGCAATCGGTGTTCAGTGGCAGTTAGGCGTACCACGTATTGACATCAGACCTGACGGCAGGAGATAAGCATGGGTTTAAAAAACGTAGTCCAGCCACGCT